GGTGCAACTTGCAAGCCCGAGCTAGATAGCCAATGCTGTGTCCACGGTAGCGGGTTAGTGTTTACTGGTGCATCAAAAATAGTATTCATGCCCAACGCCTTTAGACGACGGTTAGCAATGTACTCTACATACTGATGTAGTAGTGTATCGTTAAGACCAATCATACTACCGTCTTTAAACAAATAGTCTGCCCAATCTTTTTCTTCTGCAACACACTCGCGCCATAAGTCATACACTTCTTCTTGGCATTCTTTAGCAATAGTCACCATTTCCGGATCATCTTTGCCATTTGCCCAGTTTTTAAGAATGTGTGTACTAAGTGCCAAATGCTGTGCTTCGTCCCTAGCGATAAGACTAATAATCTTAGCACTACCTTCCATTAGCTTTAGTTCTCCAAAAGCAAATGTGCAAGCAAATGACACATAGAAACGCAAACCTTCTAGAATGTTTACAGTTTGCATTGCAAGATATAGTTTCTTTTTAACTTCTTTCATATTTCCTTCGCCACGATGGAAATATGCATCTGCTGCTTCGTTAAATGCATCATAATGTTTAGTAACACTTTCAGCACGAGCAATAATTTTCTCATCATCTAGAATAGTATCAAATACTTCTCCTGGGTCAGCATACACATTCTTCATAATATGTGTGTAGCTACGTGAGTGGATTGTTTCAAAGAAGTCCCAAGTAACAATACAGCCCTCTAGTTCAGGAAGTGAAACATGCGGCAAAAATGCTAGGCATGGACCACGTCCTTGGACACTGTCAAGTAATGTTTGATATTTCAAATTGCTTGTAAAAATATGTTTTTGTTCTGGGCGGAAGTTAGCAAAGTCTGCTCTATCTTTTTGCAGGCTTACTTCTTCTGGACGCCAAAAGTAACCAAGCATAGTTTGGTTAAGTTTGTCAAACACAGGAAACTTAAAAGTATCATACCTCTGTGTGTTTTGTTCTGCGCCAAAAAACATTGGCTGTTTTGTAAAGTCTACTTTTTCTTTGTTGAATACTGTCTTTGACATTCTAACTTCCTTATTTACTATGCTATAGTACTATCTTTATTCTATCTTGTCAACAATTAAATTGCGCAAGCCTCACACATTTCGTCATCATTAATTGGATCTTGTGATAACAACTGTTCTTGTGGTTTTTCATCTTCTAGTTCACTTGGATCAGTTTTATAATCATAAGTGTTTTGGTAGTATGAAGTCTTCCATCCATACTTGTATGTGTTTAACAAGTCTTGTAGCATAACGCTCATCGGAACTTCATTGTCTGGATAATGAGTTGGATTGTAACTCCAATTACCACTAATCGCCTGATCAAAGAACTTCTGCATTACTGCTACTGTATTAATATAACCTTCGTTGCTAGGCATGTCCCACAACAAAGTATAGTGATTCTTTAGAGTTTGATATTGTGGAACAATCTGCTTAAGAGGCCCCTTCTTGGACTTCTTAACGGACAAGTATCCTCTAGGTGGCTCAATTCCATTGGTTGCGTTCGACACAACGGAACTGCTCTCTGAAGGCATTTGTGCGGACAGTGTTGAGTGCCTAAGTCCGTGTTCCTTAATGTCAGCTCGTAAACTTTCCCAATCATAGTTTAGTTCGTTGGCAACAATGTTGTCAACATCTTTCTTATAAGTGTCGATAGGCAGAATGCCGTCGCTGTATTTAGTACGGTTAAAATACTCACATGCACCACGTTCTTTGGCAAGGTTATTACTTGCTGTTAGTAAGTAGTACTGGAATGCTTCTGTTAGATCGTGTATTAGTTTCCATGCTTGTGGATCACTGTATTGAACTTTGTTTTTAGCAAGATAGTGTGCTAATCCAATGTAACCTACACCTAGTGAGCGACGAGCTTTTGTAGATTTTTCAGCAGCCACAATAGGATAACGCTGATAGTCAATAATCTCTTCTAGCGCACGAACAGCAAGATCGCATAGTTCTTCTAGATCATGTAGATCTTTAATAACACCTACATTAATAGCACTTAGAATACATAGAGCAATTTCACCTTCTGGATCATCAATATGATTAAGTGGCTTAGTAGGCAGTGTAATCTCTTGACACAAGTTACTCATGTATACCGTGTCTTTGAAGCTACTGTGCGTGTTAGCATGGTCTACATTCATAATGTAGATACGTCCTGTCTCAGCACGTTCTTTAATTAGTGCAGAGAATAGTTCCATTGCAGGAATACGCTTTTTCTTAATGCTAGTAGCACGTTCGTATTTTTCGTATAGCTCTTGAAACACTGCTGGATCGCCATAGTATGCTTCGTACAAGCCAGGCACATCGTGTGGCGAGAAAAGAGTAATTTCTCCACCAGCTAGTAGTCTTTCGTACATAGTTTTGTTAAGCTGAATTGAATAGTCTAGCTTGCGCACACGATTGTCTTCTGTACCTTTGTTGTTCTTTAGCACAAGGATGTCTTCAATCTCTTGATGCCAAAACGGGAAGTGTACAGTAGCACTACCGCCACGTACACCATTTTGTGTACAGCAACGTACTGTGCTTTCAAACTTCTTAAGAAACGGGACAATACCTGTGTGTGCTACTTCTCCGCCTCTGATTTTGCTGTTGACGCCTCGGATGCGTCCTGCATTGATTCCAATTCCTGCCCTTTGCGCAGTATAGCGTCCAATAGACATATCGCTGGCAAAGATGCTATCAAGGGTATCGTCGCTGTCAACAAGAACACAGCTTGCAAATTGGCGGATAGGTGTTCGTACTCCTGCCATGACTGGCGTTGGGATATTGACTTTAAAAAGTGAGGTCGCATCGTAATATCTCCTTACATAGTGCATACGTGTTTCTTTAGGATAGTTATGAAACAGAGTTGCTGCAATCATCATATACATGAACTGGGGAGTCTCAAAAATTTCCCCAGTAGAACGATCCTGTACAAGATACTTGTCAACTACTTGACGAATGCCTGCGTATGTAAAGTTTTCGTCGCGTTTGTGTCTAATGTAAGAGTCTAACGATGCAATTTCTTCTTCAGTATATGCATCAAGTATAGCCGGATCGTATAATCCACGTTCAATATTTTTTTTGATAATATCTAAAAACGGTACTGCAAGAAAGCCGCCGAACACTTGTTTGTATAGTCCGTATGTTAATAATCTTGCTGCTGCGTACTGATAATTAGGAGCGTCTAAGCTAATAAGATCATTAGCCGAACGTACCATTATTTCTTGAATTTCGTCTGTACTCATACCATCATAAAACTGTAAATTAGCATTCATTTCAATTTGACTAGCACTAACGCCAGCTAAACCTTCACAGGCATGCATAACAACCTTGTGAATTTTGTTAATGTTAATTGGTTCTTTAGTACCGTTTCGTTTAACGATGTGAATGCCGTTTGACATGTATGACTCCTGTTTTCTTATTAATAATTTATGTTTGTGTTATAGAGGTATTTATTGAAGCTCTGACATGTGATAGATTCGTTGCGACTGTAAAGCATCAGGTAAATCCTCCTTTGAAACGACATCGCCTATGTAGCCAACTACAGTGTTGTCTACAAACAAAAGGTAGTGCGTTTCTGATTTTTCGTTATTTGTACAAATATGTATCTCGAAGTTTGATTCCTTAAACCTATCGGTTAACTGTAGGGAATAACACATTCCTAGTACGATTCCAAACTCGCAATAGTCATTCTCTTCAAGAAGTTCCCAAGGACTTGCCCAGGTGCTGCGCTCCCAAGGATCGCAACTATATCTACTCAATGGAGCTTGCTTATAAAAATCTAAAACACGCCGGAAAGGATCTTCTATTTCTTCAAGAGACTCTCTAAAAGTCTTCCAAGCTGCTAGTTGTTCTTCAAAATTTTTCGTAAACATTATGACCTTGACGATAGAGTAAACGTAATTGTTGGTAATGTTACTGTAGATTCTGACGTACCGTTGTATATTTCTATATACGCAGTATCAATGTCACCGTCTACAGGGTTACCACTTGTTATATTAACAAGTTTTCCTCTAAATGTCAAGTTATTTCCGGTCCCTACTAGACTATCATCTTGTCCAATAAATTCGTATTCGTCTGAAACAGATATCTTTTCATTGTCTCTGTCGATCAGAACACTAAGAGTACCGTGTCTTACACCGTCTGCATTAACAGATTTGTAAGTATATGGAATTTCAAATGTTCGTGTTTGATTTGCTGGAAGTCTCCAGGCTGTTACCCAGTTTCCATTGCTTCCAATAGGATTGATTGTATGCATATGACTGTGTGTATAATTAAAGGCACCTTCAATTTCAGGTAAGTATCTTGGTCCGTTTATGTCTGCTTGAAAGTTAAGACCATTAGTATTACTGACACTCACATAAGTTGGACTATAGCTTAAATCTTGTGTTCTTTCGAACCAATCGTCTATCGAGTTATTGCCAGCTTCGTCAAATTTAATTACACTTGTAGTAACTGCTGACGTATCGCCGCCGTCGTTACCTACATCATAGTATTTGTTATTTTGTGATACGTTGCCTGTTCCTTTATGTACAGCAAAGCCTTGATTATAAATTTCTCTAAAAGTTGAGTCTTCAACAATTGTATTTTCTGGGCCGTACGCTCTACCATCTGCTAAGAATTGAGCAACTTCAACTGGATCAGTATAATCTACTGGGGTCATATTTGCTCCTAGTCGAACAGCATTTAATAGTGTATTAAATTTTATTGCTCTAAATTTATTATTTTCAATATCAAAAGAACTGTTTATTCCGTATGCAAACCCTTCAATATCAATATTTTCAAATAAGTTTGCATTACTTCTTACTGCTCCACTAAAACTTTTTAGGTTAAATCCTATTGACTCTGGTTGATCTCCGTCGCCGTCCCAATAGCCTTTTAATTTTAAGTTATAGAAATGACTGTCTCTACAGCTCTGTAAATCAAACACTGTATTGTAAATTTTTGATGTAGCATTTTCGTAACGCAGAGTCATTGCACTTACTTCAACATTGCGAGTTTGGTTGTCTGCACTTAATGATACAGTCTCATCATAATTACCAGCTGTGCTTTCACCGTTTACATTAATAAAAATAGGGTTGTTTGTTGTTTGTTCGATAATTGTCTTATCTTTGCCTGCACCTCTTAAAGTAGTGTATGGCGGAAGTTTAAGACTATCATCTATTCTATAAAGTCCAGGAGCCAAGTTTAACACATATCTATTTTCAGGAGACGTTTTAGTATTCAAAAATAAGTTATCAATAGCACGTTGTAATGCGGCTGTTTGAATTACAGTTGTATCATGTTCTGCACCAAAGTCTGCTGCAAATACTTGAAACTCTAATCTATCTTGTAGTGTTCTTTTTATTGCTGTTCTTGCTGTAGCGCCTGTTTGAATAATAGCATCTTCTGCTCTGTATTCGTATTGATCATTTAATTGAAAAATGTTATCAGCGGCAGTAAGAATTTTTGTGTTACCTACAAACGGAGCACCTTCCGAAACGCTTCCGTTACCTATAAACAGCTCTTGGGAATCAATTGCCCAGCCTATTTCACCCGACGCAAGTTGCGGAATATTTGTTTGTCCTTTGCGTCCTCGTCTTACTTGAATTCTACTAATTTGTACAACAGCCACTTGCTATCTCCTACAGGTTTATTAGTAGTATTTATGCTTGCTGCTCGTAGAATTGATAAACTCTGTTATACCATTCATTGCGCCATTCGTCATACTCATGCGGCCATAAATCAAACTGTTGATAAGTTTCGCCGCCGAGTATCATACCGTCATCACCGCGACTGCACATAAACACATGCCCTTCGCGAATGTTGGTGCCATAGATTTCGTTGTGTGCTTCTGCATACGCAACCATTTGCAAGTAGTAGTCAACTACCCATTCAGGCTTCTTAGGCTTGTTAGTTTGTTTGAAGTCCATGATACAAGGATTGCCTTTGTACTGCCCGACTAAGTCAGTAGTACCTGCATACATTTGAGGCATGTATAAATTAATCTCACTGCCCCAAATTTCATCAACGTGTACCATTGCTTCGTCACGTATTACTTCTGCCATACGATGTGCTTTGATTGCAAATGGATTGCTGCCCGGAGTTGGCCATTCGCCAAACTCAATGTAATCTTCAAGATACTTGTGCATCCGTGTTCCTACACCGGCTGCTTCAGTTGTAATTTCACGGGCTTTAGTTTCGCCTACTCGTTTGCGCCAGGCAATTAGATGTGTCTTGTCCTTAGTAGCATCGAGAATAGTAGTAACACTTGCTACAGCATTACCATCAGGTGTTGCATATAGCCGCTTACCATTTATTTCTTTGCGTGATATTGGTTGGTAATCAAACGTCTTTATAATTAAGGACATTAACAGTTCCCTTGTCGTAATATGGATCAACACCACTGTCTTCGTCGTCGACAGCTTCTACAATTTCTACTTCTGGAACATTTGCTTTAATTATTCTTTCAACACCCATCTTAAGTGTCATTTTACTTCCAGCGCAACCTGCGCAGGCGCCACTAAGCTCAAGAATTAGTTCGCCGTCATTAAATTCTTTAAAATTAATTATTCCGCCGTGTCTTGCTACTGCTGGTTTAATTTGTGTTTCGATTATACCTTCAATTTGTTGTACAATCTCTTCTTGTGTTCGAGACATAATTACTCCTTTGTTATTTTAATATTATATAACAATTTCACTATATTGTCAAGTTTTTATTTGCTTTGGCGTGTTGCACGTTTAGCCATTTGGCTAACTTTTGTATTACCTGGATCTTCTTGTGGTGCTGCTGTGTCTGCATCTACATCAGTCTTAAGAGTAATGCCATCTTGATTAAAGTTTTTAATCATGCTTTTTAAACGTTGGTCAGAGTCATATGCTGCTTTAAACGTTCTATAATCAAACTGTTCACGGCCTGCATTTCTCATCAGCTTGTTTAGTTCAACAAAAGAAAACTCGCTGGCCTGCTTTTTCAAGTTTGCGTCAGCGAGTTTATTTCTCAATACGAGAATTAGTTTTGCGGAAGGACTAGCCTCCTCGGTTACTTTTTTTTTGAAAGGATAGAACCTAATTTACGACTTCTTTCTACGCTTTCACGCTTTGCACGACCTGCTTCTTCTTCACCACCTACTGCTGGCTCAGCAGTTGCCATACCGTCGTCCTCTGCTGGAACTTCAGCGTCTACATCAGTATCTACAGTTGGTTCCATTTCTGGTTCTTCTGCAGGTACTTCTTCTTCGGCACCCATTGCATCAGGTGTTGCTTCACCTGTTAAAATACCAACGCCTGCTGTAGTTGCTTCGCGTGTGGTTTCTAGTGCCGTATATAGTGCTTCTAATGCTGGTTTCACAGAGTTAACAAATGCTTCTGATTGCTCCGATCCCATTTCATCACGAATTGAGTCTGCAAGTTCTAACATAGATTCAGTTTGCATTTCTGCTGTGTCTTCCATCCAACCTGTAATGCGGTTTACCATATCTTTTGCCGCCATTACTAATTCAGCTGCTTCTTCTGCACCTTCACGTACAATAGATTCTTTTGTTTTTGACTTTGATTTTGCAATAGCTGCTCTACGCTTCTTTAGGTATTTGTCGCTACTATCTTTCTTACCGTCGTTATTAACATCGTCGTCTTCTTTGCCAACAGGATCCAGTTTTTCTGCAACGTCCTCACGCTCTGAAATTTCTGCATTTAGTACATCAAGGAAGAGCTTTGATTTCTGATATGCTTCTGTCTTTACAGCGTTAAAACTTTCTGTAGTTTCTACGGTAAACAAATCTGTGCGCAATTTATTACGAGCGTCCTGTAGTTGCTCTAGTGTAAAGTTATCTAAAGCGATGCGCTTGCCAAAGCGTTTTGCTAGGCTCTCGTTCAGCGATTTTGCTGTAACTGGTTTTGAAATCTCTCTAATGTTCATTGTTATACTCTTCCTATTGAACTTAATTATTTGTTATAGTTATTTATCATCAAGAATAGATAAAGGTATCTAATTTCTCTTTAGCATCTTTAGTAGTTTCAGCCGCAATTTGATATCTCATTTCTGCTACTTCACGTCTTGTATCATCTTTTGTTACACGTATAGTATGTTTATAGAATAAAGCATCAGTAAAATGTTTACTAATTCTTTCATCTAACTGTTTAATTCTACTAATTGCATCATTTCTTTTTTGAACGACACTTTTTGCAAGAGCTACTGCGGCAGTTTTACAAAACATCTTAGCAACTTCTTTGTTTTCCTTAGTATCAAACACCAAGAAAAATCCTACCTTAGTTTCACGGACAATAATATGTCCAATACGAATACTCTTTCCTTTTACATAGGGAAGATAACTTGTATCAATCTTATTATTGATTAAGTTTTCAAGCTCTTGTGCTAGTTTGGGTGTTATTTTATTTGAGTTCATTTGCCATTACCAGTGTAGAACCTCGTTTATGTACTTTACTTACTAGACTTTTGCGAACTAAGTTCTCAATTATGGCTTGTTCACGTTCAGTGAAAACGTCAAGAGACATTATGTCATCTATTTTAGATAACACTTGTTTTTCTTCATTTGTTGTAAAGATAGTAAAATCTTCTATCAACTCATTCAGTTTCATTACTGTCCTTGTACCATTTGTTGAATAACTGGGTCTAATTCTTTAGTCTTATGTACTGTTTTGATTGGTTCGCCTGGTTTTGGCTTAGGGTTCGTTAGTGTAACTTCGTCGCCCTTTAAATCGTCTATTTCAAAGTCTTGGACTTTGCCGCCTTCATCAGGCATTGGTAACTTTGCACCTTTTTTAAGCACTGCCTTTGCAAGTGCTTGTGCATTTTTTGAAGCGACTTTTTTAGCAAGTCCTTTACCTACACCTTGTGCGCCTTGAACTGCTGCTGCTCCTACTTTTTTTGCTGCGGCAGCTCCTACTTTTGCTCCTGCTTTAGCAATGCCTCCTATGGCTTTTGCTGCTGCACCGCCGGCCATTGCTGCGCCTCTAGCTGCTATGGCACCAATTGCAGGTATAATTTCGTCTAACTGTTCTTCAGTCATTTCATTGCGTTCTGCTACACGTTGTTTTGCTGGTTTTTCAAATTCGTTAAACTTCATCTTCTTCTACTCGACTTCCTGCGTCTTGGCTTTAGTTTAGAACGTGAATGCACGTTCAACCTTTTTAATCTTTTAGTTGTCTTAAGAGCAGTCTTTGTACGCTGTGCTCTTGTAGTCATTAATGAACCTGACTTGCGTCTTGCCTTCTTAATGTTAATTGTACTCTTAACATTTCGAGGCGCACTACAAGTACTCGGTTTACTTACAATACGTCCTCTGCGTGAGCCTGAAGTACAACGATATTTACGAACAATCTTATTGCCACTACGTCCAGCAATCTGAACATAACCTTCGTCTAATAATTCTTCTTCAATATCACGGAACTCAACAAACTTCATATTAACGCCTCTTATTAAGAGCTTGTATTCTACGACTTGCTGGATTTATTCTTTTAGTTCTTTTAGCCTTACGTGCAATTCTCGAACCTAGTCTTGCTTTTGTTTTCTTTAACTGAAAACGCTTTTTCATATCCGGTGCTGCAAAACATTGTTGTATTTTAGATACAACACGGCCGTGTCTACGACCACCTGAACAGCGATACTTACGCACCACTTTCTTTCCACTTCTTGCCCATACACGTTTTTCGTCAAGGCTTGTTGTAAGTTCTCTTAACTGCATAATGTATTTAGTTTTTTTGGAAGGGTGTTATTGCGGTAAAGACATTAGCAGTACGACTATTGTTGATAACAGTCCTGCTACGATTGTGCCAGCTGAGCCAATTAATACTTTAGTCATTGACTTTTGGCCTTCTGTAATATCTCTATGAATGTCGTCTACTTTTTCTTCTAGATTTGACAAACGATCGTCAAGGTTTTTGTAGCGCAGAGCACATAGGTCTACGTGTGCTTCGAGACTTGTTTTTTCTAATGCTGTTGTTGGTATATTATCTGCCACCATTTATCTCCGTAAATTAAGTAAACTCGTTCGTTGGCCTTAATTGCCTTAATCTACAACAGAAAACACAATGTTTGTATCTTTTCCTGTTGTTCTAAATAGTGCCTTTTGTAATTCTACAGTCTCGTTTAGCCCAGTTATGATCGGTATAAGATCAAAGTCGCCCTTAAGCATCTCTAATGTTAATGCATCTTTGTATTCTACATCAAACTCGAAAGTCCATAACATCTGCTTACCTTTGTATTTATCATTAAAGAAGTTTTTTGATGCTGTTATATTTTCAAAACTTGGACTATTTGCATATTCTATATTAACTCTCATACCTACTGTTTGTAGTACAGTTTGAAAGTTTGCTTCTTGTTTGTGTGCAAACTTGTCGTCTCCTTGACGGCGAGCTTTTGTTTCAGTGATGTCTACAAGTGTTTGAATACGAAATTTCATACAGTATTTAAGCCATAAAAAAAGAGCCACTTAAAAAGTGACTCTTTAGTGTGACGCCTGTTATAACATCACGGTTCCTAAGGTAGTAAGGAATCTTTATTATGCAGGGTTCTGGTCGAAAGTTGCAACTAGTACTGCGTTAGTAATAGCTGGTGTACCTGTACCTTGTACTACAAAGTGATTGCCGTCTGCAACGCCTTCAACTGCTGCGATTGTGAAGCCTTCTACTTGTGCTTCTGCTACACAACCAGCCATGTTAGAGCCTGTTGCTACTGATAGTACGTGTGTTTTTGGTCCTAAGCCGTTACCTGCTACGACTGAACCTGTTGCTGTGATTGCTGCCATTTTTATTCTCCTATATCTAAATGGTTAAACTCGTTCATTTCTCTTCTGAACTTGTTATATGTATTTAGTCTTTTGACAAAAAATAGGGGTAAAATGCTATTTTTTAGTTCTCTTATGTAGATTTCTTAGTTGTGCAATAGCACCTGGACCAGCATCTACGATATCGTCAATCATTGCTATGATAGGGAAATAGCCTTCTACAAACGATTTAGGTATGCTTTGTCCATTTTCTGCTGCTTCTATAAACTTTTTAGCTCGCATTGCATTTTCAGGACCGACCAAATAGCCATAAAGTGCAATGTTACGCTCGTCACGTAGTCGTTCTACTCTACGCTTACGAATATCAGCCCATGCATCTTCTTCAAGGTGTTTTTCAACTAATCCTTCGTTATACATGTTCTTGATAAAGTCCATTACTTGCCTCTCGCCATTGCTCTTGCTTTTGCGTCAATTTCGTCATCGCTTGGGCCATCATCAAAATCATCTTCTGGCTCATCTTCTGGCTCGTTATCTGGCTCGTTATCTGCAACTTTGCCATCTGGTAGTTCTTCTACTTTCTTGAACATTTTCAAAATAGTTGGCTTATCAAGTCCACTCTTAGCTTCTAGTTCTTTAAAAAACTTTGCTAGTCGTTCTTGAGGATTGCCTGAGCCGCTTGAAGGATCTTTAACTCCAAAATCTGATCCAACTGTTACAAGAACGCGAGCAAGACTTCCTGCTTTATTCATCATACCTAATTCTTCGTCTGACATTTTTGCTAGGCTCCCTGGCTCACCAGTGCCTTGACTTATTGTATCAAGTTTGCGACCGTAACTTGCCATTTTCTTAGCAAACGGTGATGCATCGTAGTATCCTTCATTTACAAGTTCATTCATTTTCATTTTGATATTCCCCTATCTTTCAACTGCTCTGTTGTATTTACTAAAAGTCTTGCGCGGCACAAGTTTAATGTCACCTTCTGGATGCGCTAGAACATAACCTTCGCCGCCTTCTGCTGAGTCGTCTTTACTTGACATACTGGATCTTACTGGAGAACCTGGTTGATTATCAAGTTGTGCAATAACATCATCCTTGACTTGTTGTATCTTTGCAACAACTTCCCAAAGAGCGTTAAATCCTTGTTGATTGTTTGCAACATATTCTGCAATTTTTTTCTTTGCAGGATCACTTAGTTGATTACGTGCTTGTACCCAATCTAAGAAATCGCCACCTAGATTGTCTAGTCCTGTATCTACTTTGCTGTTCATATAACTGTAGAACACTTCAGGTAACTTTTTCATTTTCATTTGTGTTAGTGCGTTTATATCTAATAAACTATCCATTGCGGCAGCATCTTTTGATATAATTGCTTTTAATTCTTTTACACTTGTATCGTCTATTGTAGGTGCTTCTGAAACTGTAACCGGTGGAACAACTAATACTTCATTACCTTGGAAAATGTTTCCGTTCTGTAACGGACCTTCTACACCGTCTGCACTAACTTCTCTGTGTATAACAATACCTGCTGTGCTTGCACCAATTTTCTTACCTAACTCTGAATCTTGCTTTACTCTGTACTCAACAATGTTTGGTTTGAATACATAGTCGCCACCTTCTACTTGAGGAGTATTAAAGTATAGCATATCTCCTTTAAAGAAACCTCTGTAGTCTTCGGGTGTTGCTTTTTCAAATGCCGTATATGCACCCTTCATGTTATCAACTAGTACGCCATACCCTTCTGGATTCTTTGCATAACCCGGACGGTTCTTAAGCATTGTTTCCAGGTCTTTTTCTGACTTTGCTTTGCCGTCGTATCCTGATGCTGTAAAGCCGCTTTTGTCTGTGAATATAAAGTTGCCTTCATCGTCACGACCGAATATAACTGCCGGACTGCCGTCCCACTTAACTGTAACATTAGTGTGTCCGCCTTTTTCCATATCGATAAGGCTTTGCAGTGCTCTGTTAGCACCCTTGCTAGGAGGTAGTTCTCTAAACACTAGATCTTCTAAATGTTCAATACGAGCACCTTCAGTAAGTTGTACTGATTCTTTTAATGCAATTTTAAATTCGTTAAACCTCATAACGATTGTATCCTGATAGTTTAAGTATTCTGTTTATCTGCTTGTCTGCTAGACTTTCAGGAACTTCTTTACCAGCTTTAGCCATATTCTCTTTCCAAGGACCAATAAGCTGTTCGTAGTTTGGATCGCCTTTTAGTTTTGCTAACATACTTTCTACTGTATGTGTATCAGCTTCCTTAGCACCCTTACCTAGTAGTATCTCTGCAATTTCGTCCCAGTCATTTGCAACGACAGCATCACCATTGTTTGGATCTACTACGCCTTTAGTAGGACTAAATTTGTATCCTCTACCTCTTGCAAGACTAGAAAGTAGTACAGCTCTGTCAGCACCAGTAAAGGATTCTGTGCCGCCACGCTTGGCGCCACGCTGTAGAGCAGGATTGTCTGTAAGCATAAAGTCTGTTTGAACAAAGCCGTTCTTAACATCGCCTCTGATCGGAGTACGGAAGTGTACTTGAAGTCCTGCGTTTGCTACCCAACCTCCAGTAAATGTTCTGCCCTTGTTCATAATTTCTAAATCATCGATGCCTTGTTTTTGACACCAATCAGTAAGTTTTGCAATTATTTCTTCTTTAGGTAATTCTCGTTCGTCAACGTTTAAATCTATATCACCTGATGAATTTTCTTCAAATGTACCATCTGGTTTATTTTTCTTA